CAATGTCAGCCTGTTTGTTACGGCTGTCCTCGTCAGCAATATCCATCGCCAAGATAGCCTGTAGTTGTTTAACAGCCAACTCAGCCTCTTTAATCCGCATCTCAGAAGCACTACGCTCCTGCTGCATAGACAATTCAATCCCCTTACGGGTGAACTCAGCCTCTAGTTGCTCTCTCTGCAAGCCTAGTTTCGCAGCCTCAATCTGAGCCTTAGCCTCGGTCTTTTCTCTCTCTACCTGAGCTAGCATCTGAGCGACTTCAGCCTGAGCATCTGGAGCAGGTGGCTGTGGCTGACTTAGTGCCTCGTTCTGCTCTGGACTTATCTCGTTAATGAAGGCGTTAGCATCCTTGAAACCAGCCGATTCAATCAGTCTCGCTAAGGTATCCCGGTACTGAGCCACAGATACCAACGGATTCGATGCGCCAAACTGAGTTAGAACCTGCTCCTGCTTGGCTAGGATCATTTGCAACATAGCCAGTTTCTGCTCTCTGTCACCCGAACCCAGACCGACGTTAATCGCCACATCGTACTGATTCGTCCACGAGCGAGGATCAAAGGTCACAAACTTGCCACGCATACGGACAATCTTGGCCTGATCCTGATACTTGCCCAATAGGTGCAGAATCCCCTGAAACAGAGACTTAACACCCGTCTCAGCAAAGATTCGAGCAATCAACTCCAGCTTCCCAGAGTTAGACTTCATCATCGCGGCAATAGCCGTAGCCGAGACGTTATTCATTACGTCAGGATCAAGACCCTGCTGCTGGTCGCTAACGCCTGTACGCTTGGCCTGAACACCGTCCATGTACTCAAGCAATGGGAAAGCCTGAGCCGTAACCGCTGGAACCTCTACCGGAGTAATCGCACCCGCCGACTTCATACGGATAATACCGCCCGGAGTTGCATTAAGAGCATCATCCAAGTTGACCTGACCATCAACCACACCCAAACGAGCATTATTCGTTAGGTACAGGTTATCCAGCATCTGACGAGTAACCGTAGACTTGATTAGCTGGATGTCCATCGTCCGGTCTGCTAGAGACTGTCCAAAAAATTTATGCGGGATCGGGATCGGACACAGGCTATGGAACGGCACTAGGTCACATTCCTCATCGTCTAGGATTTCGTTGCCAGAATAGACAATCTTCCGCAACTCAGCGATACCATCACCATTAACGTCGATCTTGATGTAGCACTCGTAGACCTCAACAACCTGCATCGTTGGGTCGAGGCTGATGTTCTCATCCGGCTGCTCACCCTGACTGAATCGAGCAATACGCTCAGTCGTGAACTGGAGATCGTCGTAAGAAGGCAATCCCTCGATGACATCCTTGTCGAAACCCATCGCTATGAGTTCCGAACGAGTCATCAAACGACGATGAGCCACAAACGAGCTATCCTCAATAGTTCTTGCTGATTTGCTAATTAGGAATTCTTCTGGCGGCACGTTCTCAATCTTGACGCAACCGTATTTCTTAACCTTCTTGACCTTGACCGAGTAGTACGGAATCTGGATAGGCATACCCATCATATCCATACCACCGTCAACCATCTCGACCTTCTGGCTCACTACCTCGATGGCAGGATCAGACAGCAGCATGGCTAGTTCGTCTTCAGTCAGATTCTTGTAGGACTCCTTGTTTACGTCCTCTTTGGCTTCCCAGTACGCCTTGACCACGCCAACCTTCATCATCAGCGCGTCTTTGAACCAGTTGTGCAGGATGATTAGACCGTCGTTCTCACGGTAAAAGACCCAGTTACAGTAGTCTGTAGCCTGTTTAGCGGACTCCTCATCTTCAGGAGTCTGAGGCTCAAAGGAGACAATATCCTCGGTGGTCGTAAAGACCCGGATAAGTTGGGGTAATGCACCGTCGATAGCCTCGGCTACCTCACCAGTTACGATCTGGCTACGGCCTTCTACCTCGTTACCATACGGATAACGCAGGTAATACTCTAGTGCTTTGGATCGCTGATCCGTAGTCTCGGTATCAATGTATCCGATGGAGTTATCGATCTCATTCTCGATAATTCCCTTGATTTGACCCTCATCCATCTTCATAGCAAATCCTTATGGGTTTTGCTTATTATACAATCCATTTCGTTGAAATTGGCAACGATGTCTGCCATGAACTATCGCCCTCGTCAAGACCTATCGCTAGGTATCTGAAAGCGTCACTCATATGGCTAGACCAGTCATGTAGCGGCTTCTCGTAGAATATCTGCCGTCTCTCGTCATGTTCCCTACGGTAGTTCCGTAAGGCATCTAGCCCCGGCTTAGTCCTTGGATGGAACCAGCACCGAGGCAACAGTCTCCTGACAGCCTGAATCCCGTCAGCTACAGACAATCTAGGCGCAACCGTTATGGACAGACCTGCTTCCTCTAAGACCTCTCTACGGCTCTTGCCTGTGCCTAGTTCCCTCACCTGTACGTCATGGGGTAGGATTTGACTGAACCCTGCATAGTCATTGTCCTTCAGCCAGCGAACGTACCAATCTAGTCCCTGTCCATGGTTTTCGACGCAATCAAGTAGTCGAACCTCTTTTCCAGCCAATTGTGCAACGAATAAAGCCATCGAATCGCTAATTCCAAGATCCCAACTAACAAAGCCACGGCAGAGATCATCACGAGGAAAATCACTAATGCGACCATCCCTTTCAAGGTCGTTAATAAGTTTCCCATAGTAACTACCCTCGACTGCTGCGTTAAAGGAACACTCGAACTCTTGGTTGTACTTGTCCTCCCCCATCTCTCGATAGGCAGCCTTTAGCTCGGACTCTGGCAGTATCTTGGTCTGACTGGCCTTGTACTCTAGGTACTTCCAGCCTTCTTCAGACTTAGCTCTATCGGCTAGTTCAGCGAAATGGTTAGCACCTTTAGGAGTCCCAATGAAACAAGCCCACCCAATACGATCGGAAAGAGCAGGTCGGATGATCTCGTTCCAAATTCTCGGATTCTGATCGCCCACCTCGTCGATAACCACGCCATCGAAATACTGACCGCGCAAGCTATCAGGATTGTCAGACCCGTAAAGACTAACCCTACGCCCCCAAAAATCAACCCGTAACTCACTAATGTTTGCAGTTGCATTAAGTGGCCTCGTGTACTCTAATAAATAGTCCCAAGCGACTCTCTTGGCTTGGCTATAAGTGGGACATAGGTAGGCAAACCGTGGGTTAGGCTTGTCGCACTCTATCGCGGCTTTGATAAGGTGATTGATTGCGCTAACAGTTTTCCCAAATCTTCTGTGCGCGACTACTACGGTGAACCGATGGCTGTCGATAGCTTCGTGTATCTCTAGCTGGAGTTCCCTCGGCTCGTAGCCAATGACTATCTCAGTCACTTAACGTATCCGCAGTTCAGGCACTTGTTGTTCACTAGGAACGCGCTGCACATCGGGCAATTTACTGGCTTATAGCTCATTTCCGTCCTCCCCATCTCACTATGTGTTCTTGGGCTTCCCCGTCCTTACCCGTTACCTCTGTCCTAGCTAGCTTAGGTATATGGTACTCAGATAGCTTCTGCATTAGGTCTAGTGCCTTGGCTGGATCAGGCTTTAAGCCTAGCACCTCATCGCCCTCAGCTACCCTCTGGAGCCATCTGTCCATGTAAGGCACGTTCTTCTCTAGCAGAGTAGCAATAGCATTACGCACTACCGCAGTACTCTTGTTAGGCACTCCTGCTGGCCTACCCTTACCTGCGTTAGTTAGCCCCGGATACGCTGTAACTTCTTCCTCTTTACTGTGTTCTGTTTCCATTTTTGCATTATCCTCTGGATGTCATGCCTATGTTCTCTGAGTCATTGATAGTTACAATAAATTTCTATGCGTAAACACCTTGATATAATCATATCCTACACATGGAGGATATATGTTTTCAAATTACCAAATAACTTTAACAAAGACTAACGACTATGACCTTGACATTGCTTACAACGAGGCATTTAAGGAAATGTCAGAGGATGACATCGCTATCGCTTTAGAAGACTGCATTCGTTCTCTACAGATTCAGCTAATGTCATTGACCCATCAGTCCTAAACGTCTCTGCTGGTCTAAATATTTGTAGTAGTTATCGATTACTTGTTGATCGACAAGCTCTGAAAATTTCTCTTTTCTTTGCTCCAAGGCTCCAATCGCCATGTTTCTTGCATTACCAGTCTTACCAGCCATTTCTTTCAGAACACTATCAAATGTCTTAGGGAACAATACTTCAATTGGCACACTTTGACCTAATGACCCAAGGTAGTTTGCCGTAAAGTCAGTATTGTAACTAGGATTTATTGACGGACGTAAATGCATTCCTTCTTTGCCTGTTGCCATAACAGTATTCCCAACATAGCCTTTTGGCACTCCAGCCAATGCAGGGTCAGTCAATGCAGCAGACAAATCTTCAATATTAAACCCTAGTTTTTCTTGATTTCCTTTGAGTGCCAACTTTTGCATTACAGCAATTCTGGCCTTCCCTGCTGTGGTATCTAAACCTTCTCCGGTCAATAGCTGAATTCTTCCTTCTTCCGACATTAGACCCTTAAAGTTCTTCATTCGGAGCTTGTCTTCCCCGGCCTTTATCTTTGCACCTCTAATGGCATTATCGATTTCAGCGATTACTTTTTTGCTAGGCGGCTTTGCATCCAGCAATCCAAAAATTGCCTGAGTTGGCATTACCGAGAAAAATTCTGAGTAATCACCCATTGTTGTTGGCAAAGAAACAACTTGACCAGTACCACCAGCCTGAAGATTTTCTAATCTTGCTTGTGCGTCTCTATTTTTTATTCGCTTCGCGATACCAAGATTTGACGCGCCACCAATATTTTGGGCTATGTGTCCCAAATCTCTTGCATAGTCTTGACCGCCATGAGTTATTACTGGTGTAGCCAATACTTCATCAGAGAAACTTTTAATTTTGAAGTTTCTGCTCGTGTTATCCCACGGCATAACCATTAGGCTAGAGCCTTTTAGGTCTTCAATCTTTACCGGGGTCTTATCTGCGAGACCACCAATGAACTCTCTCTCGAACCTCGTCCCGACAGCAGGATCAGGTTTCTTTGGTGTGCTTAGGACAAAGCTACGAACGGAGCCTTTAGGAGCAGAACCGAATGCCCCACCACCCATACCAGCCATGCCTACGTTAATTGCTTCTTCTGGACTAACATCGTAGCCCTTAGCCGCTGTAACCGGGGTAGATACGGCCTTGGCAAGCTCGTAAATAAACTGAGGGGCAATCAAGCCCTGATCCTTGCTGTATCTCGGCAACAGAGCTAGACGTTCCTTCATAGGAACCATGCCGAAAACTTCTTTTGTCTGACGCTCTACAGGTGATAAAAGACCGTTAGCCATAGATAGCCTCGTACATATCGGGACGATGTTTCAATATCCACGCCCTCGGTTCTTCGTGGCATTTCTTGAAATCAACACCTACCGTCTGAGAGCCAGCGTGATGCACATAAGCCCTGCTGACGAAATGTTGATAACCCGCCACGTTCAAGTCATGGCATATTATATTATCTGAATACCAATTCGTTGACGGAAACTTGGCTACTTCCCATGCTTCCCGGCTGATACTTGCCCAGATAGGCGCAATTACCGGAGTCAGCTTAATCTGATGCTCACTTTCCCACTTCAATCCTGCCCTTCTGTCCCCGTCTACCGGGAATCTGATGTTCTGATCCGGCAACACATAGTCAGACCTAGCACCTAAGAATCCGTATTTCACGCCACGAGATTCCAGAATTCCCGCATCTTCCCTTAGTAACGATAGCGTATCTGGATTAAGAACCACATCATCGTTAGCTAAAATTAATGAGTCAAACTTGCCATGCTCAAAGGCGTAATCGACGGCTGCGTTATAAGCATCTCCGAAATTGGCAGCAGGATTGGGTCGGTAGATAAGGTTTTCTGTGATCTCTCTTGCTCTTGCCCAGAGTCCAAGATTATTACTACATAAGTACACGGGTAACTTGTCACCATAGCAACGAATAGACTCCAGAAGCACAGTAATGCCGAAATTGTTCACCGTACAGATTACGATTGCTTGCATATCGCCCAAAAGTATAAGTCTGCGGGGTTATAACTAGTTATAAATTCATATACTTCAAACTTACTCAGATCGCAGTTTTTTCTAAAGTCCTGCTCCGTTAGGTTCCGGTAGTAGTCCCCGCAAAATGGCGCATCGTCCGGGCTTGTACGCCTCGTTCCATGTTCAGCCCTGCCCGTAGTAGCACAGCTAAAGAAAACCAGCCCAGAAGCCATCCTGACCATATTATTAAAGGTCTTTATCCACTCAGGGTTATGCTCAAAGCACTCGCAGCTAGCAACAACGTCAAAACTATTGTCAGGGTAGTCCAATTCCTCACCCCTAGCCACCACATCAACCCCTCTTCCCTCGCCAAGATCAACCCCAACATAATCGCTGCCTACAAAGAATTGACGGATCGAACCGTTTATGTCCAGACTTCCTACCTCTAAGACCTTGGACTCAAAAAAATACTGTGGGAATTGTTTTTTGACGCTAGCAACAAAGTCTAGCTGGCTCTGATGGCTCATTTCTTCTTGTTTCTTGCGGATATTGCGGCTGCTTTAGCCTTAGCATCAGCCTTAGAACTAGCTCCCCATGCCTTCAGGCTTAGAAGTAGCCTAGTAGGTTCACCGTTAGGCTTACGCTCTGCTCCGGGCATATTACCCATCCTAGCTAGGAATGAAGCACGACGAGGGTTATCGCCAGATTTAACAGGAGGCTTAAGATCAGAGCCGGGATTTGCAGCTTCGTAGGACTTTCTGCCCTTTTCATTCAAGCCCCCTTTAGGGTTCTTACCGGCCTTCTTAGTCCATGCTGCGGCCATTTTTACCCCGCTTCTGCTTACCCATAGGAATCTTGATCTCGATTTCTATCTCATTAACGCCGTTCTTTTTCTTTTCTTTTTCTTCGTCGAGATACTCTTTTAGCAACTCTTTGTCAGATTTCTTTTGACCGTTCTTCATTTTTTCCTCGGCTTGGCTGTTTTAGCGGCTGCTTTAAAGGCTGCTGCTGTTGGTGCGCCTTTGGCTCCCGGCTTACGCATCTTCTCGCCAGAACCCTCAGCGATACGTTTCCGTTTAGCTGCAATGTTACTGTATAGCCCCGGCTTCATTTCTTAGCCTTTTTTGCTTTGCCACCTTCTGATAGCATAATTGCAACTGCTTGTTTCTTGTTGGTAACAACCTTCCCATCCTTGCCACTATGTAGTGTCCCGGCCTTAAATTCGTTGTAGACCTTACTCATCTTCTTTTCGGATTTCGTCTTCTTCATACAACCTCCAAGTAGCCACGTTCAAAAAGTAGCCCTACGGTCTTACGATGGGCTTCCTCCCACATCTCTAGCCGTTGCTGCTTGGAAAGATTCTTGCCCTGATCTAGTTCCAAATGGCAAATAAAACAAAGGCTAGCAATTCGATAATCACTAGCCTTTATACCCTTTCCTTTCCCATCTCGCAACTGATTCGAGTGGGCTGCTACTACCGTACCATCCTCCTTGCCACAATGCTGACAGGGTAGGTGTCTGGCTCTCTCAAGTAGCTTTTTATTCCGGTAAATCAATTTCTTTTCTACCCTTCCTTGTGACCATCTTCTGTAGCTTCAGTCATAAAAATAATGAAGTTATGCTTTTTTGACATTTCCAATAAGATTTTTTCAAATTCTTCACGCATTTCATTTAATACACCATCTTTTAACGG